TACCGGGGTTTATTTGCTCGGCCAATACGCTCTTTCGCGGCTGGGAGTCGTACCAGAGTTTAGCTCCTGGGTATGCACTTTCGTACCGCAGCTGGTCGATCGAGCTGGGGTTATCGACGTAGCGCCATGCCAGCGCTAGTTTTGTGATTGTGGTGTCGCCCTTCGGCAACTGCCGCATCTGATCTGCGGTGAGAGCTGATATTTCAGGTTTCACCAGAGACATTGATACCTGAATTTGGCGCTTAGCGTCGGAGAGTTTCTTCTGCGATCCAATCTTAAGACCGCTTGGAATATGGTTCACATCGTATCCGACAAACTTGTTCGGATTCTTGACGATCGCATAGTCGCCGTAGATACGAGCTGGTACTGGTTCCATTGGACCAGTCTCGCTTTGCCCAATGAAATCACCCTTCACTTCTTTGGGGAGCTTTGCCGTGAGCTTGTTTTCAAGTGCTTTCAGGTAGTCGCCCCGACCGTGTACCTGCGGAATCTCCTCAGGAATGATCCTGGCCACATCTTCAGCTCCTTCATCTAATCCGCCAGCAACGAGTCGCGCCTGTTCTCTGGTAAACGGCTCCCTGTAAATTCCTCCACCTGCCTCTGCGTATCTTGGAACTGCGCGACCCATTTCCTCAAGATCGGTGTAACGCCATTCGGCTTCAGCTGCTTGCTGTGCAGGACTTCTCCATGCAGGCATGTCGGTAAAGTCGATCTCAGGCCCTTGGTATCCCTTTTCCTTTGCGCTTTTAAATACTGCCCGCGTTACAGTAGTTGCATCTTTATATCTCTGTGCGGCATTTCTGGAATTTTGCCATGCAGACTCGTTGGTTAGAGTGTCCCGAACCTCCATAGCCTTCTTTACGTCATTAATGGCCTTAGCTGTATTTTTAGCCGAAATTATTACGCGGGGTCCGGTAAAAACAGCAGTTCCACCAAGAACAACCGTAGCTACAGAAGCAATGACTCTTAGAGCGGTAGGTGTATTTTCGGGCAGGGCTTTATTAAGTTCAGCTATCCCTACACTTGCTAAAAATACAGCTCCAGCTTCAACAGGTAACGCCCCTTTCCCTATTTTAAAGGGCCTGGCAACTGCTGCGAGTCCCTTTACTCCAAGCTCCAGTCCTTTTCCAACAACTGGAGGGCCAACTGCTCTTGCAGCAGGAGCAAAACCACGTAATGCCAACGAAGCCGGAGCTCCGACTCCTGCCGTGCCGAGTATTGCCAGAAACTCAGCAGGACTGGTCATTGACCTAAGTGCTTCTGTTGGCCCGTAAAGCCTTCCAAGTTCTTCTTTTGCCCCAAAGAACCCTTCCGGGAGTGGTGGCGTAAGTGCTCTATTTCCACCGCCTTCCCTTGGGATAAGCAGGCTTCCGACTGACGCCGCTATTGGATTCAAGCCGAACATAACATTTCTGAACGCGTTCGGATCCATCTCCGGATCGAGAAACGGGGTCAGCTGCTCCATCGGCATTTCCAGCGATTCTGCGATACGTGCTTCAGCAAGAGCGTTCATTACTTCCAGCTCGCTGAGTTCCGGGGCCTCGCGGGAAAATTCCGCGGGCGACTGAAGCGGAGCTCTGTAAGGCTCTGGTTTCGGGACTTCCGGAATTGTCGGCACTTTCGGCACTTCCGGGATCTGGCTGCGCTTTTTACGTTCTTCAGCCTGCCGATCGGGATAAAAACCTGAAATTCCGTAGGAGCTCAGGGTATCTCTCGTATTCCTGAAAGATCCCGCTACGTCCTCATATACGGTAGTCATGCCAGATTGTATCTAAGTCTGGGAGCGAATCTTGCTGGCTGCTCTCCGCGCTGAGCTGGAGATAACGCCTGAAACTTCTTCAGCCACGGATAATCTACAAGGTAGTCCGTGAACGACTGCTTCGGCACAGCGCCCATTAAGGCCCTGCTTCCAAGTTTTCCTAAATACTGGTTATAGATATTCCCTGTCTGACCGCGGAAATACTCCTTGAACGCATTGGAAGTCCTGTTTCTTCCTGCGAGCTCCAAAGACCCAAGATATAAAAGGTTGGGGTTATCTTCTAAAAATCCCTGAAGAAAAGAAGTTGCCATTTATCTGTTCCCGGCTAGAAGCCGTACCTTCCTCTGAGATTTGCGATCCTTTGTTGCAGGAACGTATCAGGAGCGGGTGTTATCCGACCTGCCTCGTCAAATCTGGGCTGAGCTTCTGCAAGGATAGCTGCCCTTTCTGCCGGGGCCGAGAAAGCCTGTCTAAAGATTCCGCTGCCGCCCAGTCTTCCAAAACGACTTTGTAAATCACGTAATGCTGCGTAATCAAAGGCTCCCCGTGCTCCTTTTTCTGCAAGGATCCCGCCTTCTCCCGTATACTCGCGAAGTCTGCCCGGATCCATGGCTTGTATGTTCCCCACAATATCGGCCATAGTGGGTCTAGCTCCAGCCCCTCCTGTCACCCCAAACATTGCAGGGGTACCCATGACAGTCTTAAGCCAGTCTCTGAAACTTAAATCAGTAGAATCACCCCTATATCCCTGCCCCACATCCGCTTGTTGTTCAGTTGCAAATTCCGGCGTTGTTGCAAGCGCCCACTGGTTTACAGCGTCCTGCCATCGGTTAGCAAGCCAGCCTGAATAAACATCCCGTCCGGAAGTCGGGATTCCAAGAGTCTGTTCATAAATACCCCGAAAAAGAGCAGGATCTACAATTTCCGGTCGTGCTTGTTGTGCTGCCATTTTTTAAATCCCCTGCGGCTGTGTTATCGGTTGTGCTGGCGCAACTGGCCGAGCAGCTGGCTGTCCGGCTGGCTGTCCGGTTGGCTGTCCGGCTCCTAATGCCTGCAATAGTGCCTGAGCTAATTCTCCCGCGCCATTATTTTGCAGTACATTTATAATTTCATCAAGTAGCCCGTCTCTCGGAGCGGCTGTTCCGTCGAGTGCCTGAGCCAGCTCCTGAGCCAGATCTTCCCTTCCGGCTTCAACAAGGACTGACATTACGGTCTGAAGTAATTCGGTTTCTTCCGGACTTGGCCCTGCCCTCTGCGGTGCAGCTCCTTCGGGCGCAGCTCCGTTAGTGGCTGGTCCGGCTATCGGCTGGCCGCTCATGTCTGTCGGAGCTCCCTGCATCTGCTGTTCCTGAGACTGAATCCAGTTCATCAGTATTCCAGCGCCTTCCTCGTCACCTTCCGACACCATTGCAGCTGCTATACGCCTGTTCATAATCGGGGGCAGCGCCTTACCCATTTCTGACAGAACACGCTGTTCTTCGAGATCAGGGTTCTTTAATTTCAGAATATCCCGTCTTGCGGAAGATATAGCCATCAGCGGCTGTTCCCCTCCGCTGCCGCTTCTGGTTGCGGCAATCGACATATTGATTTCTTCAGCTTCGTCTCTTGGCAGTCTCGGCTCAACTATTACATCAACTACCCAGTCCTGCTGAATGTCTTTTGGCTTCTTAGTGACCTGAAAGAAGCTCATTTCGTTGCTTTCGCCGTGCAGTTCCACGGACTTGTTTTTTCGCTTCGGATTGGCGAACTGGCCCAGTATTTCCTCGCACAGCCACTGGTAGCACTCTCTTAACAAATGAGTTCTTGGGCTGTATGCGGATCTTGTCGCTTCGATCCTGATAGCCAGCGCACGACCGGATTCTGCGGCCTGAGTTCCGCCGTATGCCAGCGGATACGGAAGTGTTGACTGCTGCCAGTCATGATCTATCGCTCCGAGAATAGCTGCCGTTTCGGGTGGTGCGCTTGGCAGTTCAAGTGGATGTATTTCCTCGCCTTCCTCGATTACGATTTCCTGAAATGAGGCGTAGGGATCTCCCTTGATTTTCTTGTCTCCGGCCTTTGATTTATGTATCAGAGAGCCTGCAACGGACCGCTTTGCGGTGTCCATCAGCTGCGAAATGTACTTATTCCTGGGGTTAATGATGTCTCTGGCGGTACTCCAGACGGACTCCCCCTGAAATTCAAGGGTGTTATTGGATCGTAAAGTCTGTCCCGTAAAGTCTTTTTGCTGAATATCGGGCATATCGCCGACATTCCCTATAAATATCGGGACATGGCCGATCATGTGTTCCATCGGCTCCTTAATAAATTCGCCGTTTACAAGGATGCAGTTCTTCTCTCTTGTCCAGAAGTCGGTTACAAGGGCATCTTCTCCCTCGATCAGGTGTCCGTACTCTGCATGTATCTGGGATTTAGTCGCTTTTCTCTGGTAAGCAGCCCAGACAAGTCCGCCCGGCCCGTCTTCCCACGTAACGTGCATCGGATCCCACGATAAAACGTCAAAGACGGTATTTTTCTCACCTTCCGGAACGTAAATAAGACATCTTAGAGCCACCCAGCCGCGCATACAGGCCATAAACGCTATATTTCTGCGTAAAGCCTTCTCCCTGCGGAACCTTGCGCGCCTGTCAATGTCGTTTAATGCGCCGATTAAGAACAGTTCGCCCTGATTGGCGTCGTCACGTTCCGATTCCTGAGCATTTTCGTCAATTTTGATGTTAATAGTGAGTGCAGCGCGGTTAACACCGTCAAGAATCTTGTCAAAGAAGTTCTTGGGGGCTGTAGACGTATAACTTTCGTAACCCGGATCGGCCTGATACCCGACGAGCTTGTAAATATCGAAGTCGTCTTCCATTCGGGTTCGAAGATCTTCCATTTCGGTCTGCTGGTACTTAATTACCTTCAGAATTTCGCCGGGATCTGAAAAGATCTCGTATTCCCCTGTACCTTCCGCATTTTCCGCAGTTTCGACAGATTCCTCGGCCCGTGTCTTCGCTTCTGCCTTTTTTGTCTGCCTTTTCGAATATTTTTTACGTGCCAAAGCGGTGAATCTCCGTCACTGTGGTCTGAACGCCAGCCTCTTTACGAAGCTGCCAGCATATTCCGACTGCTATCGGATAATCGTCGTGAGTTCCTGCCATTGCCTCGATCCTGCCTTTTTTGTCAGGATTTCGAATTACAGACATAAATTCAGATATGCCTTCTCTGCTGGGAATAGTTACCAGCCTGTTTTTTACAGCCTCGATCAGCTCTCCGTAAAGTAAATACCGTGTTCTTTCGTCCGTATGCCATCCGGTATTGCCGGAATCCTGCCCCATTGCGTTTTTACGTTCGTAAAGTCTTGGGTATCCAAGCTCCTGAGCCTTCCGGATAGTCAATATGCCCCAGTCGTTATCCTCTATTCCCCATAACGGACTATGGTATTCCTCAAGTAAATTTACACTAATTCTCGCAAATTCTTCCGGAGAAAGCAGATTTCCCCGTACATCAGCAACAATATACCCGGTTACAAGGTCCATAACGGCCATAGTTGCGTTATCTCCGCCTGTTCCGTGTGCAGTATCTCCCGACGCAACGTATCTTCTGCCTACAGTCATCCTCTGCCAGATACTAACAGCTCCGTTCTCACGCGTTTCGATCGGCTCTTTCGAGTCGAGATCCAGCATGTCGCGCAGTACGTCAGGATCAAATGCGGCCATAACCCGTGACGGGGCAAGCGCTTCTTCCGAAGTGGCGGGATATTCCTGCTCCATATACAGGTCAGAGGACATTTCTGCCGTTTCGGGGGCCTCTTTCCTGATCCGTTCGTACCATTCCTGAGTTCTCGAAGGACGGACGTTCCAGCCGTAAAACACGGCCTTAAACCCGTTTTCAGGGGAATTACGCCATGTCTCCTTGAAAAGACTGAGCATATTCTTCTTATTTACCGTGGAGATCTGCACCAGCTGTCCGCCCGCGTCGATCGTGGGCTTTACAGCCGTGTAGTTGGCCTCTATAGCTTCGTGAAAGTCGGCCTCGTCCTGAATTACAAGTGTCGCAGTCTCGCCTCGTCCGGCTTTTTCAGTTGACGGATATGCCAGGATTTTAGAGCTCATTCCAGGGAACTCTATCGTTGTGGAGTTGTCCAGCCCTATAGGATCCTTCAAATAACCAGGGACCTGATCCCATATAGAGTGGATTTTCCGAAGCAAAGCAGTTGACTCGACCTGCCCCTGAGAGAAAATCATCACGATCGCAGCCTTGTGATACATCGCAGTCCATAAGGCATAGGCCGCTATCATCCAGCTAAGACCGATCTGACGCGCCTTCATTATGCTGATAAGACGCTCATGCCCCAGAAGATCTATTACCTCGGATAAATGATCCCATAACTCGAAGTCAATCACACCACCACCTACGCCAAAAGCGTCCGGAGGCTCCGTTATTTTCACCACGGAACGGACAGAACCGTCCTCATGCTCCGTTCTGCGAGTTACAAAATCAATGAACGAACGAGATAACAGCACACGCTCTATCTGCTGCCTGTTAAACGTCTCAGTCGTCATAAGCCATGTCCTCTAAAAAAACAGGCGTATTCTCCCCGACATCTGCGACCGTGACGTTGAACTCAAAGTATTCCAGTGCCTCCTCGTCACTCATGCCGTCACGCTTCATAAGGATCTCAAGACACTTACTCTTGCTGTACACGGCAACACCGTGCATATAACGAGTCCCGTAACCAATCAAAGCGTCCTCGAAACCGTCCGCAAGCAATATGTCAGGGTCGTTCGGCTGTAATCCCAGACGTTGCGGCCACCAACTATCCAGCGGCTCTTTGTAATTCGTCCCCGGCATGGCGCCCCCTTTACTTTTATCGCATGACAGGATTCCCACCCTGCTCCATCTCTGACAACCTATACACGCTGGCCTCACGAATGACAACTGATGTGAATGTCAACTGCCTACGAACCAGCCCTTACCACCCGCTTCACATTACGGGCCATGCAACATATTTACCTACTTGCGACGACGCTTTACTTCCCTAACCCTCTACGGATTAACACCCACTTCACCATTTTCACACATTTTACAGAAAACTACGCGCGGAATATTTGTGAGCTAAATCATACGTCACACTCGCCGACGATCGCCGCTTGGGGGGGGTTCGTCGAACTCACTTCCCCCCTGCGCTCTGTCGTCGTCTCGCTCCAGCGTCGCAACGCTCCACCCAACGCTCGCTAGGGCTCGCTTAGGGTGGAGCTTGGGGGCGATTCGATGACATGGGGGCATTGAGTGAAGCAATCAATCCGAGCGATCGGCTCCGACATCGTCAACTGTCGGCGGATTCGACGGCTCCAGCTGGACGGGATCGGCCACATTGAGCAATTGCCGGAGCTGCTCGACATCGAACTCCGCGAGCTTGTCGGCCTCGTTGACGTTGACCTGCACGTTCACGCCGTCGTTGAACATGCCGAGCACCTTTGCCAGATCGACCAGAGCAGCACGTTTATCGTGAAGCCTAACCCTAATAC